ACAGATTTCATAATATAGACCTCCTTTTAATAAAAGTAAGATAAAACAAAGACTGAACCAAAGACTGAACCAAAGATGGTGTCAGTCAGCACAGTTACATCAAGTAGGTAACTGTGCAGGCACGTTAAACATGCCAAAAATATAATTAAGTAGTCGAACCGTTATCCCCATCATGGAGATCGACACTAACAGGATTGACCAAGCCAAGAGAAATTGCTTCATCGCGATTTTCCACCTTTGCTAAAAAATCCAACAAATAACCAGGGTCATTATTAAACCTAGCCCGAACAGAAGAAGGCAAAGACATAAAAGAATCATGAACATCAACAATAGCATTCTGAGCAGATTGATAATCAGAAACATTGGAAAAATCACCAAACATAGGCCGAGAAGAACCAGGAACATCAGACAAAACACCAGTTCGCTGATAACGAGCCATAATCTGATTAATATCACATTCGTCTTTGAAATGCTGTTGAGCCATAGAAGGCTCAGAATTCAGCACAGGACGACGAGGGGGAAGGTTAAAACGAGAATACATACATAAACCTCCAATCAAAAAATAATGGGGCCCAAACGGGCCCCTATTCGCTTACAGGAGTGACAGGAACAAACATCATTGCTTCACAGACGAAGATCGGCGTGGCTTCGCCCTCGATCTTACCGGAACAATCGTCGAACGAACCGAGTTTATAAAGGGAATAATCTTCAGGATGTTCGGCCACAAGGCTTTTACCTTGACGAACAGCATCACCAAACATTCGAGAGGCTTCAGCATCACTTCGGGCATTGAACGTTCCCAAGAAAAATTGACCTTTTTTGTCGAAAGCCGAAAACGTATTCTGCAGCACATTTACACACTCCCAGATTCAAATTTACGAACTAATTTTTCAGCACGTCGTTTTTGGACTACTTCACGAACAGCAAGCCTAGACAAGCAATTATCATCACTACCTTTCGCTTGAAGCACTCTTTTCGCCTTAATTTTACAGAAAAGAGAATGATCTGTCAAATCATAAATTTTGTCGTAATACTTAGGCGGTTTAGCAATTAAACCTTTACGAACAACACATAAATCATCAGGATAAACATCATCCTTGAAACGAGAAATCCAATCATGAGCAATACCAGGGCGACGAGACATAGTAATGAACTCCGGAAGACGACCATTATAATGGGATTCAGACCGATCGCCGTTAATCTTCTTAACAATATAACGAGCAACATAAGCAGCCGATTCAAAAGTAACGGTACCGATAGTACAGTAGCCATAAGGCCACAACTGCTCCAAAATAGCAGAACGATATAAACGCACACCATTATTGACAGTAAACAACTTTTTATCAGGAAAATCAAAACCAAATACGATCATGTGATGATGAGGACGCATAAACAACGAGCCATATTCACCACATTGGAAGAAACGGATGCCAGAACCAAACATTTTACGGAGACGCTTAAGAAATAGGCAAATGTCACGCTTGTTAAGAGACCCATCAGAAGGAAGATGGTCATTATCATAAGTAAGAGTTAAGAAACAATTATCATTATGAAGTGAAGATTCATGCAAACAGCGTATAGCCCATTGCCGGGAGCGTTCCAGTCGGCATCCAATACATTGACCACAGGGGACGTTAACAGGCATATCTATATAACCTTCACGGACATTAAAAACGATAGGCCAAGACCCCGTTGAAGGGTCTCGGCCTGTCCGCGATCGGTAGGCCGATAACGGATGATAACAAGGCATAATTAAATCCGGAATCCGCCACGCATAGGCACAGCACGAAGATTTTTCTTTTGCGTTTTCATCGCATATTTAGAAAAATTCTTCTTAGACCGACGAGGAGAAATTTTGCTACGAAATTTCATAAATACAACCTCCTTAATATTGCGAACGGTAACGCTCATTACTTTGTAAATCGCTTTTACCTTTCGCTTAATGGCGAAACGGGTTAATTGTATCAATCCAACTTTTAATAGTAGGCTGAAATTGACCAAACGGACGATTTTTCAAATCTGCCTGAACCTCGGCTTCATTACGAGCTTTCGGAATTTGAGCATCCAACAACACACCACGCAACTTTTCATTGATCTTTTGAAGATCAACATGTTCACCATGTTTAACGTTAAGGGCAGACTGAGTGTTCTCACGACCAGCAGAAGAAAGGGATAATATAGTCTGGGCACGGATGCGATCACGCTCATCACCAAGCATATTAATACGACCAATAAGATATTCAGTCTCTTGAACCTGACGAGCCATTTGAGAGTTATTCAGACCAATCTGAGAAATAGCCAAAGGAATTTTAGCCTGATTAATTTCTCCGGCCTGACTACGAAACAAATCAGTTTGAGCCTTCACATTTTCAGCAGTTGCCAATTTAACAGCAATATCTGCATCAGCAAGACGAGTCTGATTATCCAGGGCTTTACCCTGGATAGAGACACTTTTAGCAGCATTAACATTCGAATCCCATTCTTTTACAGGATTATCAACAGTAGCAAAACCGCCAGAAGGAGTCGAAGCACCTTTAGAGATAGCAGAAAGAATCGGATTTAGACCTGCTTTACGCAGGTCTGCAACCTCTCTTTGGTGAGCAGTATTACTCATTCGCTCTTGCCATTTCCGGTTACTATTAGCACCGAAAAGATTCAAAGCAGATGAAACAACACCACCAATTGCAGGAATCAAACCGGGAATAGCCATAGTAAAACCTCCTTAGAAATGGTCAACGAGACCCGGAACACTATAAACAGGCATAGGACGAGCACAATGCAATTCAATATACGAATCAAAAAGGAAATGAGGTTCAGAAGGAACAGCAATAACACGATCCAAAGGAGGGTCATCCTGAATGAAAGAAGCATTCAAAGCCGGGAGCGAACCAAATTCCTGAGACAAATGCCAAACATCCAGAGTTGTAGCAAAAGTAGAACGAAACTGACCAGTAATCTGAGAAGGAAAATAACGATATTCTGCCCAACGTTCCTGATAACCAAAAACATTGTTGTCACTAGCAGTACCATTTGAATAAATTTCTTTATTCAGAACAGCTTGTTCACCCAAATGAGCCAAAGCAGGCCAATAGAAATCAAAACGAGTAGAGCGACTAAAGTGACGAGGAATACCCTGTTGATAAGTCAAATCAGCACGAACATTAACAAGACCAATAATCAAGCAATGCTCAGTAAAAGACTTTGTAAAACCACGATTAGAATCAGCAACAATACCGAAAGCAGCCAAATTACCTTGAGGAGATGTCGCATCAGTAGAAGAAGTTTGCTGTACAGGATTCACAATAACACGAGCAGAAGAACCACCAAGATACTCAGGACGCTGGAGACGACCATCAGGGGAAACGACTCCGAAATGAGCACGAATAACTTCAGTATAACGAGTACCTCCCCGAGCATCACGCTCATATAATTTCTGAATCTGAAAAGCCTGACGCATAGTTGAAATAGTAACAGCAGTTGCACCAGCCAAATCAGCATAAAGACCAGACTCACCAGAAGTTACAATACCCATAGATCGACCCGTAGTAGAATCGGCGCCAGTAGTAGACAAGCCAGTTACAGTAGAACCAACATCAACACCAAGAACAGGGGAAAACCAAGTGGGAGCATAAACAAGATCGCTACCAGTTTGATAAACCTGCTTAGCATAATTCAAACCATAAAAATTTGCAGTACCATTGGTAAAAGCCAAAGATTCACCATTACCATAAACAGGAGCAGAATCACCAATAGGCAATTCTACACCAGGACCCTTTTGGGGCCAGGGTAAACATGAAGTAAAATAATCATGGCGCTTACCACGACGAAGAAGAACATAATCAGATGAGGAATCCGGGCCATCATCAAGATCAACAACAACTGAATTCTGTAAATTCTGGTCACGAAACCATTCATTCCAAATCAAATTATAGGCACGATGAAACAACGAAGAAACAGAAAGCCCGGCAACACCGGTAGGCAAACCAAAATAATCCGACAAACCGCCGACCGTCCAACCGCCGGCCGGCGCCACAATCTGAGGAATCAAGAAATCAGTTGAATCGGCAGGATTGCGTTGCTCACCATTGAACTTTTGCCAATTATCCCAAACAAGACGGTAAGGAACAGCAAAATAAAAAGTATCCATATGCATATTATCCATCAAAGGAACAATAGGCGTAGCAAGACGAGCAAACAAATTAGCCCGAAGGTTAAAAGTATCACCGGGAAGAGCTTCATCAATATAAAACGGAACCAAATACCCAGCATCGAACGTAGTCTTATAACCATGAGAACGATTGAAAGCAGAACGAGGAATATCTGCTCTAGGAATCT